TTGAAGTGATCGAGGTAATCTCTAACTTCTTCTGTCATGGGTCTAAAGCCTATCACGTTATGGTCATTAAGTCCAATCTCCATTGTAGACTTTGGACGATCTCTAAACGTGTGAACCTCTACAACTTGGTTCTGATCTTTTGGAGTGTGAGAGATAGCTCCAAAGATTGCTCCACATACAGCATCTGCAAGGTCTTTAGACTTTTTACGAGGGTGGTCAACGCGATTACCCTTCATAATCTTAAGCTCCGTTAGCTCTTCAAACAATAAGTCAATAGACGGCATAGCGAGACGGTCTTCATAAATAAGCATAGCCATATCTTCATAGTGCTTCTTAGCTACAGATACTGTCTCTGTCTTCATGCCAACCTGCTTTAGCTCATTCTGGATATCAAAGGACTGCCAGCGGTCAAAGCTAACCATTCCAATATTAAAACCTAGACGACGAAGGTTTTGAATCCACTGCTTTACCTCAGAGAGGTTTACGGGGCCTTCTACCTTTGGCTCCCACCATGCTACAGCGTCTACCACTACGATTGGTGCTACTTGTTGGTAATCTTTAATTACCTGAATATTTACCCACTTGTCTACGTGAGCAATTGCTACCGCACACTTGTCATGAAGTTGTGCAAGGTCAGCATGAACGAAATAAGTCTTGTCTGGATCGGGGATAAACGTCTCGTCAAACCTTCTAAAGTTATCTAAAGGATTGCGAAGAGTCATTGACGAACGAACCTTGTCTATCTGCTTAAAGAATGCGTCTGACGAATAGGTAGGGACACATGCGAAACGCTGCATGGCATCTCCCAAGTCAGTATAAAAAGCAAGTTTAAAGTCATCAATTTTACGAGTAGGGTTTACTACCCACGTAGGACGCTTAATCGCAAACATGCCTGGATACTTGTAAGAGATAATGGTATCCTCATCCCAAGTAATTTCTAGAGAGTTTCCCTCCATGCTTTCTGGCAATTCTTCATTCATAATAAACTTATGAGTCTTGGTGACGACTTCTTTTTCAAGAATAACAGCATCATACTTTTGGGAGATAAAGTCGCCTGGATAACGAGGAAAAGATAGCAAGGCAACCTTACCCAAGTCGGGAAAGCGAGAGTCTACAGATGCGCGGAAGGCCTTGTAGATGTTATCGGCAGTCTTTCCCTGCTCATTTCCTGTGGCAACTTCCTGTGCGAAACCAGAGATCTCATCCAGAATAGCAACAAGAAGGTTTAGCCCCTCATGAGACTCACGCTCAGAGTGTCCAGAGTAAACAGTAATAGAATGATTAAACTCAACGGAGTCTGCCTTTGCATAGTACTTTCCAGCAAACCAAGGGGAGCGCTCAATCTTTGACTTAAAGCCCTTAAAGAAAACATTCTTTGCCTGTTGCGCGTTAATAGCGATATTAATAATATCTATAGCATCACCAGAAGGTTTCCCATAGTACCTGGCAGGATCTTTTAAGCACAGCAGCTTGTATACAACGTATGCACAAGCTACGGTAGATACAAAGTCTTTACCGCTACCCTTGCCTAGTTGTAGAATAATTTCATTCTTGGTGTATTTTTTAAAGTACTTCGTACCCTCGGCCATGCCCATAATCTCTTGCAGCTCTTCAATACGATAGATCTGACTCATGGCCTCTACAATATCGTACTGAACAACAGAGAGCGGTGGCTGTCCTAGATAGTCTTCACCTTCTACAAACGTCTTTGCATCCACAGGCATTTCATTAAATTGATTATCCTTTAGAACGTCAAGGAAGTCATTGAACATTGACAATTGTTAACACCTCATCATTTTTAGATACGCTAGATAATCTACGCATAATATCATCTCTCACTTCGGGATACTCAGAAGCTACGTCACGAAGAATTCCAATAAGGACATCTTGACGACGTTCAATTTCTACCATCTCATCTGCAAGCTCTTTGTTTTCTAGTAGTCCAGCTTTTTGAAGCATGTCGATGCGGCGGGACTCAATGTCAAGGATTAGCTTGATCGCTGTGGTCTTAGCATTAAGATTGGCCATAGTATTAGCTTCTTCAATTACTTCATATGCTTTGCTAATTAGTTTACTATAGTGGGTATCGGCTGCTACTAGTGCTTCCTTGGCTCGGCCCCGAATAACATCGTTCTGAGATGCCATTTTCTGCCACTCTTCAATTAGCTTGACAACTTTCTGTCTGGGCATACCAAGAGTCTTAGAAATCTTTGTTGGGTCATCACCTTTAAGGTACTGCTCTACAACAGTGTTTACCTCATCAAGATGGTTGATTAGATCTAGTTCTACTGACACGCTTCCTCCTTACAGGAATTCGTTTAATTCTTTCTGGATAAAATGCTCGTTGCACTCCTGCTCTACCGCGATACATTTCGAAACATTCAATCCATGTAACTCCAGTATCGGTATTAGTGACGAAGCTATCAAACTTAAACGTCTCTCCCCACTCGCCAACGCCAGCGGAGTTTTTGCCTTTAATCTTAATAATATCACCCTTGACTATAGTGACACCTTCTGGAAGCTCATACTCATATACTCTCTGAAACTTTTTTGCAATTTCTGGTAAATCATATTTTTTATGCTTAGCCATTAGAAATTCTCCAAACGATAGATTTCATCTTTAAGAAAAAAGATAGCCTTGTTAATGTCTTCAATCTGCTTCTCCTTCTTGCTCATGCCTTCTTCTCTCTTTAGTCCGTTACGCCAAAGATACTTTATAGCCATACCTATATCGTTGTTATGATGACGGATAATCTCAATACACTCTACCCCAGAGGGATGGGAGTTGTAGTGTGATGGATGATTTACCATGTCATCTACATCTAACTTAGGCGTCGGGCCGTCAACAACTACCTCGTCAACTTCTAGGTTAAACAGGGTAGCATGTTCATCTCTAAGGCTCTTATTGATCAAAGCCTTATTAAACTCTTCCCTGTTGAAAGCGTCTGCTGTTCTTCTTCCAAACTCAGAGCCTTGTCCACTTGTATTCATCGTTTTTTACCTTTTCCTTTGTTAGTTGCGCTTCCAAGAACTACAGAAGCAAGAATAATTATTGTAATAAGCATTAGAGCAATAAGAGCTAAAAGAAAAACGTGAAGCAAATCAAAGATCCATAAGTCTGATGCAGGGCTGCTTGTTCCTGGTTCAGAGGTGAGGGCATCTCCAACAATGATGGTTACGCTAGTGCCATTTGGAATCTCTACAATTGTAGACAGGGAGTCTTTACCGTCGTAAGTTTTTAGAGTATCACCATCTGTTTCAGAATCTGAGCTATATATGTTTTTCCCATCAGCACCAGCCATTCCAGAGATTCCGTTAGATCCAGACTTACCCACGGTTCCGTTAGTGACAATCGCTCCTTGTGAGCTGGTGGGCTGAGGTCTTACAGGAGTTTTTGTACCTGTAGGCGTAGTGCTAGGTGTAGTTCTAGGCGTAGTGCTAGGCGTAGTGCTAGGTGTAGTGCTAGGTGTAGTGCTAGGTGCTGATGGTACTGGATTATTCGCAAGGACACCATTAAACGTATCCCTAGATAAAGTTATAGCAGCCTGGTAAGCGAGCGCTCTACCTGTTACGAAGGTTTCTGCCCCTACCGTTATGCCTCCTTTAGAAAGAACTGTTCCATAAAAATGTGAATTGGCACCGAGAGTTGTTGCACCAGAAACTTGCCAGAACACGTTCGAAAACTTTGCCCCGTTAGACAAAACAATAGAGCTTCCAGCGGCAGTATTAAGAGCAGCATTTACCTGAAAAATAAAGACTGCATCTGAATTTCCCATAGCATCGAGCGTTAGAGTGCCTGTGTTTGCAACTGCAGCAATTGAATGAAACACCCCTCCATGAAGCGTTCTTCCTCCTAAGTCCCCCGAGATCAGGGATGTGTAGGGTTTTCCCTTAGCAACAGTATATGCTGCCTCAATATCGTTGGCTACACCACTGTTTGATGATGTAGTTCCAATTCTTCCAGATATTGTTGACGTTCCTGCACCAGTAATAGCCGTATGAGAAAACACAGAAAATTCATGAGATCTTCCCAAGTCTATTGGGCTATCAGCTGCTTTGGCCTCCATTGAAGAAAAGACTAATGGTTGCAAGCCTATGGTAAAAAAAGAAAGGATAGCAAGAGCTACAATTTTTTTGTTTGTTTTTTTCTTTGTAGCGTGTCTTGCTTTGTTCTTCATCTTTTTGACTTCCTTAACCCAAACTTTGCTAGGTATACATAAATTGTTTCAACAGAAGTTCCACACTCAAGTGCAATCTGTTCTGGTGTTTTTCGATCTAGATGGTATCTTTTGCGAAGCCATGCCTCGCTTTGATATAGTTTAGCAGCCATGTTATCCTTCTGTCAAGCTAGTTTGTCCCAATTATGAATGGCATAGTGTCCGACACCAACAGCATCTGTTATGTCATTATCACTAAGGCTTTTATC